CATAGCCCATCGCTGAAGTATGTTTAGTACCGGGGCCAAATGGTGGTACGAGTAAATTATTCTCCGGGAGTTCATTATACCCTCCATCATGATAAATCTTTATACCCCAACCGCTGGCTGGAGGTACACCGCCTTTTGTCGCAATAAATCCGAGCCATGTGTTGTTTCCTCCAGGAGAATTATGGAACGCTCCTATTACTCCATTAGCGTCATCATCAGATTCGCTTGAATAGATTACAGTATCTAAAGTATAGCGGCTATAGTTCTTCGGGCCAATGAAGCCGTTATAGTAACTGGTATTGGTGGGTTGAATAAATGTATCTCCACCATAATCGGCAGAATAATACCAGCACTTTGCTGCTCCGCTGGAGGAATCGCAGCTACCAGGTATGGATTCTGGTGTAATGTAGTATGTATTCGAGTTAAATCTAGGCCAGGTCGTGATTATCTCAGTAGCTGTAGGTGTCTCATCAATTTCAATTACATTCCCAAATGGTTCATGTATAAAAGATGATTGATCGCTAGTTCCATCTTGCGTGTGTTTGCTACTATCATGAATAATAACTGGATCTTCTACATCCTCATATAATTCAAGTACCTCAAAATCTGGTATAGATACTGTAACTATTGGTGGTACCCAGTTATCTGGGTAGCAATCACAACCAACCATCGCAAAGAGATCGTCGACTTCACTACAAAGTAGTATGTCTATTTCTCTTTCAGGAGGCCATGTTGTAATACCGCCGTCCTCCGGTTTGAGTATGGGAGTTTCTGGTAACGGTATATTATATTTAAAAACAACAGCTTTATCAGGTTTTGGCTTAGGACCGAGCCCTTTCGTGATTGGGAGTAGTATATTACCTGTCTTTTCTGGGTTAATTAATCCAGCTACAATTAACACACCAAACTTCTTCTCATCAACGTCAAATACATACGTCTTTTTTAAATCTATGGATTCATATTTGGTAACTTTAGGACGTTTAACTCTTACACCTAAAGTATATGTATCATCAATGAGGTTATTTTTTATACCTTTAATAACCACTGTATAGCATTGTGATAGCAGTTGCGTACTTGGAAAGGTGTGTGAAAAATTATATGTAAACCCTGTAAGAGCGGAGAGACCGGTTCCTGATGAAGAAGAAAGCGATGTAGATAAATTTATAATCTCAACCGGTGTACCATCGCCATAATCTACTGTAAATTTAATGTATGGGTATGTCTGAGATCTATATTTTACAATATCGTCAAGATTAAAGACGATATCCGTCGTTCCGGGCTGTATAGCTAGAGAGTCAGTTACATTTACACCAGATACAGACGCGGACACGAGTGGCTGCGGGACAGTATAAGTAACTTTCCTCATTTATATTATTTACCTTAACTAGTTAAAGTATACCATGCAGTACCGGAACTAATAATCGGGATTGTTTGATATGAAGATCGAGTCCCGGGTAAAGTTGCAGAATTGTTAATTGTTTCACCGGGAACTGGTATTATATCGATGATATTTGCCGAAGATGATGTGTTGACGATGTAAAAAACACGGGAATCTACTGCAGATACACTGGGTAAATTTAATGTATAGGCAATTCCCGCGGGGACAAGTATAATCGGTGGACAATCGATTGATATGTATATAGATGTTGGGACTCCAGCCGACAGTAATGATGTTACGGGTAAATGGAGTGTACTAAAATTTGTATTTACTTTTACAAATGCAGCTCTTAGTGAATCACCAGTACCGTCATTTGGAGAACCACCAACATTTATTACATCTAGACCCATTTTTACTATGCAGCACCATAACTCGTTAATCTATCCCACGTGTAAATGAATGCTAGTTTTAATTGGTGTGTATCTAGCTTTATATTACCGGTTAGTGACTGTGTCCCAGAGTTACGCGAACCAGAGAATGTATATACATATCCTGGATATGTAGCTGCTTCCCACATATTACTAGTTTGTCGAGTACCAGCATGGTTGGCAATAATAGCTTTACTGGTTGGACCGACTCCGACACTATTCCATGTACCGTTACCGACAGATGGTTCAAATACCGCGTATTTGACTCTCTTCTTACTACCTGGTGTATATGGTTCTAATCTTAATGGTAATTCAACCGCGCTTACTGAAGTCTGTAATCCGTCGTTATATGGCCCTCGATCAGAATCATGAGCATAACCGCCCCAGGAGCCGGTAGTTCCGTCCCACCTATTAAGCGTTGTTGATGATACTTGAGATACAAATGCATGGTAATTGGGATTAGAACCTTCATAGAGCTGTTCTCGCCAATTGGTTGCACTCACAGTGTATGCGTTGGTTTGGATATAACCATCCCATTCATCTGCATGCGGTAATGTCCATCTCGTAGATGTACCGAATGATGCAGTTGGAGGTGCTGACATAGTTGAGAGGAAACAGCTTGACCCAGCGACAAAATCATCTTTATATGGAATATCTCTGTTCCAGTCTGGCCAATATCCATAGCTATCGCAGCCGTGAACTTTTGCATCTCCTTGGAAATTCCCACAATTTCTATGGAATGATGTATTGGTTATTTGATGTGCGTTGGGATTTGGTTCTGGTACTGGGATTAATTCGCCAGATAGTCCTAATACGTACGGTATAAATCCTTTTTCTTCAAACGCTGTTAAATTATTTGTATATACTGAATGACCTGCAGGATCACCGGTTGAGGAACACCAGGCAACGGGCAATGTACTTACCTGACCAGGACCGGTTACGATTCTCGTACCGGGGCAAAATGAATGCCAATAGCCAGATAAAAATACCCTAGCGGAACCGCATTGATGTTGATTTATGGCTGGAGCTCCTTGAGCTGGATCAAAGAAATTCATATAATGCGCATGATACCATGAAATTCTAGGGTCCCAATAATCCGGTTTGGTTCCTGCTCCCGGGAGGGCTTTATAGTCGTAACCTTGTTTGTTCCAGGTTTCTTTTCCGATTTGATCAGATTGAGATTCCGGTTCCGGGAAATATGCTGATGAATAACCAACAAAATGGTCTGGGTCTGATCCGGCGGACCTGCCTAGCATCTTGGTTCCACTCGCATTTCGGTTTGTATAATGTGTGTAAATCTGGTTTGGGTATGAGCCTCTTCCAGTATTAAATTTAACAACTGGGTCCCATAGATGTGTTAAATTTTCAAATGAAGAAGGTCCAGTCATTCCGAAAAGTGATTCATATACAGATTCGTACTGCCATTGGGTGATGTCGGGCCCGCTGCCCGCGAGATCTTTATTTAAGTTTTTTCCGGTGTTTGCTACTCCTTTATGGATTTGAGCTTCTTCTTTCCCTTGGCTATTTGGATCATAGTAATATATTGATTTAAAGTATCTTATTTGATTAAAAATATCATGGCCTACCACCACGTCAAAGGCATTCTGGTTTCTTACAGGAGTGTCAACAACGTTGGCGAGTGGATCTGATATGTAACCGTGATGCTGGCCTAGATTCTCCATTGTACCAGGTTGCCAGTAGTTGAAATATAAATAGCTCCTATAATCTGAAGTAAGTACGCTATTATACGTATTAGTCTCAAAGTCTGACTCACCGGTGGTTCGCATATACAATGCGCCTTTAGTTAGATTTCCTTCTCTATCGACCCGGCCATCATTATTAACAGAAATTATATAATTTAACCATTCATGTGGATTCCTATACACTTTCGCTTGCGTCGTTACATCAGGCACGAATCCATCGATTAGGTTCAAATCAACATTACTCGTCGGTGGAGTGGTACTATTGCCGGCACCCCATCCTGAAAGTGCAAGATTACCGAATGGACCGTCAACGGGATATGCTCCGGCGGTGACGTATGTTACATCTGTATAATCGTATAAAGGTCCTACTTCTGTGTACGGAGAACCGGATAAGTATCCAACGGATGTAGCTCCTCCGTCAAAACCCATTTGCGCTAATGTACTATTTCTTTGATATGTAACTGCTCCGCCGTTTCGCCACCTGTTAGGATATCCGTAACCGGGGCCAAAACTACATGTTCCAGGAGCGAATGGTTCATTACAGAACCCAGCTTTGTCAATGGGTTTAGCCATACCATCTTCTGGGTCAACGCCAGCCATTCCGACTAACTGTAATAGATGGAGATCATCAGCAGATGTGCTCCAGTTACTAATAACAGGTACAGTTGTGGTATTTCCTGGTGTACCAGAAGCTGGGAAACCGTACGAGTATAATGGGTTAGAAGTATCTGCTCTATCTGAAATTGAAGCTGTGGAAGGATCATTAGTATCGAGATTTCCGTATTGAGCAGCACTAAGCGTGCTGCCCCATGGAGCCATGACTACTTGTAATAGATACTCAACACGTAAAAATTGTCCGGCGTGGAGCTGCTGAGGAGGGTCTAATAAAATTCTACTGAAGAGCTTTCTAGCTCCTGGAGATTCTTTAAATCCAATCTCAGTGATAACAGTAGGGCAAAATACTTTATAAAAATCAAACGTACGTCTGAGCTTGATTGTATTACCGGTAATTTCTGTACCAGTGTGAGGGTGACCGGTCATCCAAAACGAGTTAATTGAATGTGGATCTTTAAGTGTTGTTTCGGTTGCTTGTACAGCAGCTGTATCGGTTGTGGTACCTGCCATGCAGAATTGAAAAGCCTGTGCCCATGACATATGGGCAATCTTATCCAGGCCACAATCTAAAATCATGTTCTTTTTCCACCCGGTAGTAGATACTTCGACTGCATCTTTATCTTCAGAACCGTCTGGTGAAGGTCCTATAACGGAGCATTTTACGAAACCGGCTGCTCCTCGGTGGAGATTAATCTCGAGGACGTCAGTCTGAATATCAGTATCAAGGACGTTGCGTGCATACTCCTCAGTTAAAACGTTCATATCATACACGTAATTATCCGCTGTTACTACTTTTCCTTCTAGATCGCCAGTATTCATTTTACATTAGTATTTATTTTCGCGAACCCAATTTCAAGATTATTTAATTTGATTCTATTTATTTTTAGTGATTGTGTCATAATTAATTATAGTATGATTCTCCGAGATATTTTGCGGCCGCATTCATTGGCAGGGTTTCTTTATAACGGTGTTAAGTCATCCTGTTTAGTACATATACCTGGAGATCCGGATCGCTTTAGTAATCTCATTAATGATAAAGCTATTGATGACTATTTAGAGGAGATACCAGAAAAATCGACATTGCGCAATAGATCCGGTGAGTTATCATATATTGATATGGTGGATTGCTTAGTAGATGGGGAGAAGGTGGAAAAATGGAGTAAAGAAGAAGTGTTAGAGCATTTTAATAGCGGTGGAGCGACTGTTGTTAAGGATTTCGGTAAAGGTAGGTCTGCTCCTAGTGAATTGACCAAATTACTATCTGATATAGATAGAATATTTCAATCTAATTGCAGTTTATGGTGTAACATTTATATGACTAAAGAAAAAACCGCTCTAGGAGCACATATTGATCAAGATTCAATTATTGTCATGCAATATAAAGGTAGTAAAAGTTGGGATTTTTTCGGTAAAGTTCTGGACTGGAAGACGTCTAAGCCAGTAGGCAAACTTATTATGAAACAAGGTGATTTTTTATATTTTAGTAAATGGGTCCCTCACAAAGTCGATACTATACCTGGTATTGAGACTGGTCAAATAACCATGGAAATACCAACTAATTTAGACCATAACGCGATATATCCAGATAATTGGGAAGATGGTATTATATAAGCCAGCTCTGATTTTCGCGTTCTCTCAACATCTGATCAAATTTCGCGCGTTTTTTTCTCTCTCGCTTTCGAACTGATGGTTTAGTATAAGATCTACGTTCCCGGACTTCTTTGATAGTACCTTCACGGTCAACCTTTTTCTTTAAGCGGCGCAAAGCTCTATCAATACTCTCACCTCTTCGTAATTTAATATCTGACATGTGTATGTATATTATGCAGCTAGCTTAAAATTATCAAGTGGAATTATCTGGATTCACCGGACGTTTATTTTGTAACTGTCTCATTAAATTATTAATTATCATGGATGCTTCTTGAAGATTTCCTTCTAAAGTCTCTACTCTTTGTTGCTGACGCCGTGTTAAATATTCTTGAAAATTTATAAATTTATCCATCTCTATAACTAATTGGTTCTTTTCTTGTAAGATATTGGACAGATATTTCTTATTTTCATAATGCTGTGAATCTTTGTTAATTATAATCATTATGAAGATAATTGATGTTATTAGAACTGCAATTATTGATGTGCAATGTCTTGAAAGCCATGAATTAACAGTAACTCGAGCGACATTTACAATCTCTCTGAGAGAGGCCATAAAGGTATTTATGCGAGAATATAAGTAGTCTGAAAATTATTTACACACCAGTTGTCTGATTCCATGCAGAAATGTGCAATCTGGTCATTCCTATATAGCCATACTTTTTTGCCATTTGTAAGCAAAACTCTGTTCTCTCATGAAAGTTATCTTGATTATCCAGCCCGGGCATCATAAGAACCCTATGTGGAGGGATTTTTAACGGTTCAATAAAATCTTGCTGGATTTCCTGCATATCTAACTCATCACTGATAACAAATTTGAACCAATAATTGGAATGAGCCATTATACGTTTTAGAGATAATGCTTGAAACCTCTCAACATATGAATGGCCGCTATTCGCGAGCTTTACTGAGCAGTTAATTTGATCTAATTCTTCAAATAGATCGTCTTCGATATACTGAGTACCGTTTGTCTCGATCTCGTTATATAAATTACACCCTTCATACTCCTCGTAATACAAATGTCGGAGGCAGCTGACAATATCCTTCTGATGCTTTCGGAGAGTAGGCTCACCACCAGTCCATACTAGATGGACTCTCCCTTCTAGCACCCAATCTAAAATACCTTCCTTCTTCCAATCATCAATCAGTACTTGTAAACTTGTTTTTTGTCCACATCTCCACACTGCCTCGCTATCACACCACCATGTAGCCTTACCTTCCTTCATTAAGGATCCGGATTTACCGCCACACATTAAATTACAGCCTTTTAATCGAATAAAATATGATGGGTACCCTGTTGTTACTCCTTCACACTGGACTGAGTAGAAACTCTCACTCAGTGATAGTGATGTTTGTATAGCTGATAATTGTTCTTCCATTTTTTTTGTGTTTAATCTTAGATTTATTATTACTTTTCCAATCTACTTCGTCGAAATTTTGTTTAAATTTCTTAGAAAAGCAATGACGGGGTCTATCTCCTTTACCTGGCATAAATTATATCCACTTTGTACCGAAGTTCCAGTTATGGTTTCGAGGATCATCAGCAGCTTTTGGATTACGGGTTGGATCCTCCGGCGGAGGTTCCGGCGTTGGTGTTGGATCCGGTTTGGGCGGAGCTTCTTCTAAAGGTTCAGATAGAGGTGCGTCCTTGGACGTCATATGTTCATCTTCTCTCCTATCATTAATATAGCATGCAGAATTATCATCATGTTTGTATTGTTCCCATACTTCTACCCTCTCTACCCAGCACCGATCGTTAGTAATCCTTCTAACTAACTCATCCCCAACACCGGCGCAAAACTCCGCTATTCGCTCAATACCGGTTCCGTTAGGCATGACTCTCAAATCACAGGCATCTGCTTGCGCTAACTGCTCAAATACGCCTAGCACCGGGTCATCAGCTGCAATGCATGTAGTATGGTCGAATTGATTTCTAAGTACATCTCTTAGTTCTTGTAGACCTCCAAAGTCAACAACCCAGTTATTATCATCAAGCTCTTTAGAACCGAACCAATATTTAGCTGTTAAATTGTAACCATGAATAAATCTGCAATTCGAATTGGATGCTTGAGGTTGCCTAAACGTACAACTGCCTAATTCAAAAACTTTCGTACTATAAAAATTTGACATGAAATGATTATAACATGAAATAAACATAAATCAACATTTGATTTCATGCGATGCGTGTTTATAATGTTATGTATGAGCGTTGATGAATATAAACTACCATATGCTAATGGGAATATGCCTAGAACCTGCCAAGAAAAGGAACAGATTATTGACCGGGCTGCTTATCATTATGGTAAGTACATGACTGCCCTTGGGTTTCAGTGGGAGGACGATCCGAACAGTGAAGATACACCGAGAAGAGTAGCAAAAGCTTTTGTAAATGACTTAGCTGAAGGGTGTTTTACTGATCCTCCCAAAATTACAGCATTCGATAATGTAGATAAATATGATGGTTTAGTATTTCAAGGTAATATTAAAGTAAATTCTTTCTGTTCACATCACCATTTACCGTTTATTGGGCAGGCGCATGTATCATACATCCCAGGTAAGGATGGGAAGGTAATTGGATTGAGTAAGATTAACCGGATTGTTGAGTGGTTTTCACGTAGACCACAGGTTCAAGAGAACTTAACCATGCAAATTCATAAACATATGGATGAAGTATGTGAAGGTAACAAGGGAGTAGCTGTATTAATATCAGCGAACCACCTATGTGCGTGTGTTAGAGGTGTTAAGCACGACTCAACTATGAAGACAGCGCGCATGTCCGGTGCATTCCTCGATTCAACAGATTTAACTCGGCAAGAATTCTACGATTTTGTTAGGGATTTAAAATAGCCTTTACTTTGGCTATATCCTCCGGGGTTAAGACTTCAATAGGGAGACAATCCCATACCTTATCGCAAATACCATCCCGGGATACTGTACCAGATATTCGCCCAAATTGATCTGGTATTTCAACAATCTCAGCATTACCGTATATTAATTCCCCAAATTCATCTACGGATGTATTGATAGCAGACCAGCGCTTTTGATCTTCAATACCAGCTCCAAGATAAAAAAAGTCGTTTGGATGTTGTTTAATGTGCTCATACACGGCTCTCACAGGATTATCTGGTAAAATAATCTGAAAATCTACGTTGATATACTTGCTATATACTTCCCAAATCTGCTTAGACTGGTCCGAAGTGAAGGCGACTTCACCGGTAATGTCATATCGCTCTTTATGACCAACAAATACAATAGCAGCGGTAGCACTATTCGAATTAATAAGGTAACGTAAAGCAGCGAGATGGCCTTTGTGCGGTGGTTTAAAGCCTCCGGGGAGGAGCGCGACTTTCTGCCCGGGCATCTCTAATAAGAATTGTCTAAATGTTAGCATTATAGCTGGGCTAATTTAGCGTACCTTCCTCCTACGCCTTGTACAATAAACTCTCCTGTTATTTTAACTGGCTCGTTATCACCGGTTAATTCACTATCATAAATTGTTATACCTTCATGCTTAGCGATCCTAATCTCTGTAGACGGGTCAGACGGGTCTGGATGGAATGCAACAAAATCTCCTAACTTAGCTTCTTCCATCTTAGATAGAATTTCATGGCCTAATTCTCGTAATGTATGCCATACCATTGCGCCTTGGATCGCTAGCTCGACATTATGTTCAGTCTGTTCATAGGTATCTCCAGCGTATACTGAATCTAAAGGTATCATTTTATTTAAAACAAGTAAATAATTTTTCTTACTAACAGCTCCAATAGGCTTATTAGCATGTATAATATTTTCACCACCATATTCACCAGCTGGTACTTCACGTGACGGTGTAAGATTAGTAGTCTGAAGTTGTTTCACATCACGTATCGTATTAACATACGAGAACAGTGATATTGAAGGGCTTTCTCTATCCGGGGATACAAATGCCGCAAATTGGGTGGCTAATACACCTTCTAAATCGATGGGCATTAAATTACCAGATTCATCTCGATGTGGTCTGATGTCCGCGAATTTATGATGTACTTGCATCTTATACATTGACTCAGCATATGGGTTAACAATTGTAGCAATGTTATCTAAGTGCTTTGATTGAGATTCGGTAAGAGGTATTGTATGCTCGGATCGGCTGCCTGATGCTTCCTTTTCGAAAAAGTTTAATTTATGTAAAGCTATAAAATCAAAATCATACCCAATTACATTTTGTGCTCCGGCTCCTTCCGGTCTTTCTAGCCATTCAGCATCAATACATCTACCATATGCTCCGGATGGATTTTCCCATTTTGTATTAATAAGCTCTAAAGCGACAAGATCATCATATAATTGCTTCTTAACATCAGGATGCTCGAAAATATTAAATAGCTTCTCATAGGTACTCGCTAACCCAGGATTTGCTGGGAAGCGGTTTACCAAGTTAGGTATAGTAGCTCCAATTATATCCCATTTTGTACTTTCAGATTTACCACTAGTACCTCTATCCGCGCAGAATATACCATCCTCATTCAATCTAAATGAACAATTATTACCGTCTAATTTAGTGGTCATATTGATATCATGAGGTTCCCCAGAATGTAGTTTATCTCTAAATTTGTAAAAAAATTGTATTAAATCGTTTCCGCTCTTTACTGCTGGTACATCCATAGGATGGTGCATATGTTTTTTTTCTAGCAGAACATCATCATAACCTTCATTTAATACGAATTGTCTAAAGCTTCTCATTTTAATATCATCGATACTCCTTTATTACGCTCATCAACATTTAGGTTATTTGTTATCCGAGGGTTCTGGACCTGCTTCCATACCTTTATAAAATTCTCCCGTAAACTACCACCAGTAAAGTCAAAGGCAATTGCATCTAGCGTGCTAGCGTTACATAATAAGAGATATGGAAAATTGTGAACTGATTGATAGGAAATCATCTGAATAGTTGAAACGAGATTAACAAGCACCTCTCGTTTTTTCATATTCGCCCCTCTAAGTGTTTTAAACATCTCTGGAGTAACAACTTTGTTAATTGCTTCTGTCAACTCTCCTATCTGGAGTTGCATAGGTTCAGTTCTAACTTCAGCTAATGCTGTTATAATATCGCGGCGTTCAAGACCATGATTTACTAACATAAAATTCTGTAAAGTTTTAGTCCATGAAAGGGGAGAGTCGCTAGGTGGTAGTTGTTTTTTTCTAATTTTATCTAGATCAACTTTTTGATGTATTAGATCATCAATTAAATTTGTTATGCCTTTCCTCTTAGGATCTTTCACTGCGTTAACAAATAACTTCTTATCATACTGACCGGCGAATATCATTGGATTATCATCATAAATTCTCACTAGCTGTTGCTTCCACGGAGATGCCATTGTTTCCCATAAGCTCTGCGTATCATACGCTATACTGAAGAATTCTGGATCAGCAATTTTATCTCTCACATCTTGAATTATCATCCTTTCAGCTTCAGGTACTATCTGAAAGATATGATCCAGCTTTGAAACGAGCATTTCTAATATCTTTGTAAAATTATCTTCAGCCTTTCTTATTTCTTCACCTAGCATAATGTCTTTACCAGATCTTCGGAGTATTTCCGGATATGTCTCCGTAATTTTATGCGTGTAATTAGATGTACCTAACCTACCGCTATCGGATTTTAATTCTACTTCACCTAGTCCTGCTACTTGTAAATCACCTACATCACCTTTAATAGCGTTTGTAAATAGTGAAAGGCATATCTCACCTGGACCGACTCCAACTACATTCGCAGCTGGGGCTACTTTCCATATTGCTTTAATTAAAGATTTTGGATTATTAGTAAACTTTAAATCACTTTTAAGCGCATCTAATATATTAAAAATTTTACCGGAGCGAATATGTGAATCTATTGCTGTTAATCTATCTGATACCTTTCTATCAGTAAACTCTCTAAATTTCTCCGGGTCTATCTCTACGTCATCAGCTTCAACAAGTTTATTAATAACTAGCTTTTTAACATCATTAACATACTCTAATCCTCCAGCATCTTCCCATCTACAGTGATCCAATATCTTTACTAGTTCTTCATCCACTCCTCTAGGCCCACGTGTCAGTACTAATTTTTTAAGAACTTTATAATAATTATCATCAATTGTCCCTATCGGTTCTGCAGGGCTTTCGTCGGATGTTTTTGCATATATCTCTACTTCCCCCGGAGCTAATTCGTTTAGCACCTGAAGATTATAAACATCAGATATTGATTGAAACTTACTCATTATTAATATTTAATGATCCTGCTTATCGACTGGTTCTTGCGCGACGAACATTCTATAAGTTTTTAATAAACCTTGATCACAATAGCCATCATCTTTTAGAAAAGCTTCTACTTGCTCTAAGTTTGAAGAATTTAGAATTTGTTTTACCTCTGCTGAATCTCTGGCTTTTCCATCATTCTTAATCATATGCCGGGCAACTGATATCTTGAATTGATCTAAATTTGAATCATGACAGCTGCAATCATCGTCACTATTATCTTCTGCAGATTTTACTATTGTAACTGGAGTAGCATGCTGTGACATTAAGCTCGAGAGTATGTCATTAAAGTTTACCATTAGATATCCTTCGGTGGTAATTCAGATGCTGGTACGTCTCTACGACCTTCTTGCTTTTTAAGTATTGCTTCTAGCTTATCTCTAATAGCTCTACCTTGATCCGCTGTAAGTTCTCCATCTTCCATTTGACCGAGTAGTTCATTTATGGATTGTTGATCTTCCCATCCAATTTCTGTCGTCATAGCACGTGCTAGTAGTTCTACATAATCAAATTCTCCTTCTGAAGTCATAGGAGTTGGGTTGAGATCTGGCTCAGCTGGAGGTGCTGCTGGGTCTCCGACCATTGGTGCTGCTGGATCTTGTGCCATGGCTGGATCTATCGCGCCTCCGGGCATTGGTGGTGGACCTGCTTCCGGATCTCCGGGAACAGCCGGTTGCACTATAGCTGGTGGTTGATCTTGGCCAATATCTCTTGGCGGAGGTGGAGGTGGTAAATCAGCTTCTGGTAGAATGTGAGCATATTCATTTAATATATCTTGAAGTTTCATTAATATCCTTTCGGTTGACTGCTAGCTACAACTTTCTGTAATTGTGTATTTGCAGCACTAATATTTTTTTTATGTGTATCAGCTTTAACTTGATCTAGTCTTTTCTTTTTACCTAATAATACCTTAGTCTTTTTTTCATCCGGCGTCAACTGTCGATCATTATTAGGATCATTATCAGCATTCGCGTCAATTGCAGCAGCCGTACTATTCAATGCTTCACTCTCTTCTGGCTTCATCTCAACAATTATACCAGCCGCGACCATATACTTTTGTAAAACTTCATCTACTTTCCTCATCTCATTAATTACTTATTTTTTTCTTAATAGTTTTATCATATAAGTATTATCTTTATTCAAAATTAACTTATAATCAACTGCTTATTTTCAATTTTTTCGAAAAAGTTCTTCGTAAGGAATTGTAGTCCGTATCTTTTACCGAATTTCTTAATCTTATTAAAGCTATATAAGGATTTCTTGCGAGTGTCTGTAAATTTATTCAGCTGATATTCAAGTTCTATTCGCTCTCCACTAGGGGTTTGGAGTACTTTCCTCATTACTTTAAAGTCATACGGTGATTCCCATATGTTGATAGGTAATAAGTTGTTCAATTTCTTCATCGTCTGTGCGAAGAATATAGAACTCTCTTCTTCTTTCATATATCCATCCAGAAATTTCACATCATGGTATGATACAACTTTATAGACTGACGTAGCTTCCTTAACCTCTGTACATATGTCCAGAATTAAATGGTGATATATAATACTTTTCAGATCTTTGCTACCTTTCTCCAAGGAAAGTTGATATTCATATATGTCATTAATGATTTTACGTTCAATATCCGGTAGAATTGACCTAATGTCAATGAGAGAGAGGTGAAATTTATCAATCTTTAGTCTTTTCACGTGGTTTCTTACCAATTCTGCAGTTAATTATACCGTTGTAATACTGATTTGACAGTAAAACACCTAATTTAAATTGTAATTCAGCTTCATAATAGCTGAGCTCCCACTTATTATAACATAATCTCAGGATTTTAAAAGAAAAATTTTCCATTCCATGTTGCTCTATAGCTTCATTTAGGAAATTACTACTTCCAGTATAGGTTTTCCAATCAGATTCTTGTATAATGTGACGCTTATTACGTTTTCCCTTAAGAGGAGGCCGCTTTACAACCTTAACCATTTGTTTTTTACCTATATATTTCCGGTTATCCGTAATATTAGTGATTTCATACACAAAACCATAGCAATCCTTAGGTATTTCACCATCATATTGCCAATGACCCATGTCCATCAGGGATATTTACATGGAATTGTTGAGATTTCTTCTTTGGATCGGGATTCCAGTACTTTCTTTCTTGGTTTTCCGCTTTTTCTTAGATCTTTTCCGGGATTTCTTGGATCTTTTGGCTTTTTTCTTAGAAACATCATCTCCGACGAATTTATCCGTACCGATATAGTTTGCTAAACGCTGATCACCGGGATTCCATACACTCGCACCGGAAAATACACCATCCATTTGCGCGCCCGCGCCTAAAGCACTCACAACTGAGTTTTCCTCCAAGCACTTCAGAAAAATTTTTTCAAAACGGTTTGACATTTCGAGATCTTACATTATTATTTATGTTAGCGATGACTATCCTAGACAAATATGATGAAGAGCTTAAGGGAGACGTATCCATGGACGCCTTCACGGTGCATGATAGACAATTGGTTCTACCAGCTATTAAACATAAGTGGGTCGGGCGGCTGATGAGACATAAAATTAAATTAAATGAGCGTAAGCATACAAAGAAAGTAGTCCGAGAAGATTTAATAACCCGGTTAAGGGAAGATGCAGCTGTTAGATTGTCACAAGCTGCGCTAGGTAACGCTGTGGATAATCATGACTCGATGAGAAAATTAACTATGGAAATAGAAGAAGAAAGAATTGTGATAGAATATCTCGAGAAGATTGAAAAGATTTTAAGTAGTATGACGTTTGATATTAGAAATTTGACGGAGATTATGAAATTAGAGACACAGTAGTATGCGGCTTAAGTTTGATTATGACAAAAATAAGAATCAGGGCATAGTTTCCGGTGATCTCTTCCATGAAATAAGGGAGCATTTTTCTGTACAGAACGACGCCGCGAGGTTTGCGCGACGTAGAGGGTTCTTCTGCCCGGCACGTACATACTCTATAACACCTTCCGGGCGTTTTGATCTAGGATTGTACTATGAGATTGTAAAGTACATTGTAACTGAGCAATATGACCCGGATATAGAATGTACAGATGAATTTAGAGATGTGTTAGGGCGGGTGAGTGCAATCGATATAGAGGAGGTAAAGCAATTAAAATTAAAATTGAGAGATTATCAGCAAGAAACCGTCGAGCAATGTCTTGAGAAGGGTTGGGGAGTCGTGAAGTTAGCCACAGGTGGTGGTAAGACATTGATTATGGCTAGTGTTATTGAAAATATATTTCAAATTAACCCGGAAATGAAGTGCACTGTCATCGTACCAGATCTCGGACTCGTTGAGCAGACATATGCTAATTTTGAAGAGTATGGAGTTAGCTTTACATTTTCAAAATGGACAGGTAATAACGAGTTAGATTTAAGCTCAAATGTCGTTATCTGTAATCTTGGTATATTACAGAGTAAGAATTCAAGCACAGAGTGGATGGAGGATATAGATATACTCATTATTGACGAAGTTCATAAGCTCAGACGTACAAATAAAATAAACAAAATAATTAATAAGGTGTATACAATGAACAGATTTGGGTTTACTGGTACTATGCCTGAAGAGCATCTAGATCAATGGAATATTATTGGTAAGATAGGTCCAATTATCTCAGAAAAGAGCAGTGCTGATCTGAGAAAGAAGAAATTTATTTCTAATGTTATGGTCCAGATCTTAGACGTACAGTATAAATCTAGACCAGCACCACCGGAAACAAACAGTCCGACAGAGAGGTATAGAAAAGAGTTAGAATTTATATCTAAAAATAAATTTCGGAATGATATGCTCCAAAAATTGAGTAGTAAGTTTGATAATAATTGCCTGATAATGGTAGATTATATTGAACATGGTGAAATTCTATACGATAAGCTAACAAAGGAATGTAAAGATAAACATGTATATTATATACGAGGTGAAGTTGATATTGAAGAAAGAGAGAAGGTACGCCAGCTGATGGAAACTCGGAAAGATATTATCATAGTGGCGATCTCAAAAATCTTTTCAACTGGTATTGATATTAAGAATTTACATTATATAATTTTTGCATCAGGTGGTAAAGCAAAGATAAAGATAATACAATCAATAGGTCGAGGCTTACGGTTGCATAAGGACAAAGAGAGACTTATAATTTTTGATATCGCTGATAATTTGCAGTATGGCTTGCAGCACGTTGCAAAAAGAATACAGTTTTATGAAAATGAAAGTATAACATATGCCACGCAAACCATCAAAGAAAATAAAAGTAGTTAAGTCAGATCAGACTAAAGCTAATACACCGAAGAAACCGGTTTCTGCGAAGAAACCAAAAAAGAAACGTGCGAAGAAGTCTGCTAAGAAGAAGCACTACTACGTCAACCCAGCTGAGTTTCTTCAAGATATAACAGATTATTATAGTCAAGATGAGGCAAAAAACATCCCGGAGAAGCTTGGCGAGTCTGTTTATAAAATTGCTTCTGGATTAAGTTACGCACCTAATTTTATCAACTATTCATATAAGGATGAGATGATTGGGGATGCGATCTTAAAAATGATAACAGCTATTAAGAATAAGAAGTTCGATATCACATCCGGTCATAATCCATTTTCATATTTTACGACTGTAGCTTTTCATGCCTTTATTAATAGGATAAAAAAAGAAAAGAAACATCGGGAAACGATAACATCTTATCAGGAAAAAGTCTTCAATGATCTGCAGGCGGATGGCGATTATCCGGATAACATATATACACAACCGGGCAATCAGGACGACCCGTATACTGGCGATCAAACAGACTAGTAATGTCAAAGCCGATTACAATCCATGACACTAGTCGTGTCTGCTTAGTAAGTGATATTCATATCGGTGTACATCAGAACACCAATGTGTGGCATAAGATCACTCTTAAGTGGGCAAAATGGTTGAGTAAGGAGCTGAAGAATAATAATGTAAAGGATATTATTATATGTGGTGATTTATTTCATTATAGAGATGAAGTTGCAGTGAATACAATTCATATAGCAACTCAAGTATTAGATATCTGGAAGGATTTTAACATAATAATACTAGTTGGTAATCATGATGCTTACTATAAAGATAGATCCGATATTAATTCACTATCTATATTAAGTGGCTGGCCGAACATTAACGTAATCTCAACTGTAACTGATACAATCATCGATGATAAGCACTTAGTTTTTTGCCCATGGGGCACGTCGCAAGAGGATATCGCGGCCGGTGATATAATCTTCGGCCATTTTGAGATTGAAAGCTTTAAGCTGAATCATTTTAAGATATGTGACGAGGGGTTTAAGAGTTCAGATCTTTTAGATAAAACTAGATTAGTAGTGTCTGGGCATTTTCATCACAGAGAAGAAAGAGAATATTCGACCGGTACGATCTTGTATCTCGGTAATCCATTCCAAATGGACTTCGGAGATGTTGATTGCACGAAGGGTTATTATATCTTAGATATACCGAAAGCTGAGTATACGTTCACAGAGAATAAACTCTCACCTAGACATCATAAAATTAAATTGTCAGAATTATTAAAATCTGGAAAGATATCCAAGAAAATACAAGACCACATCAAAGGTAACTTCATAAAATTTTTCGTTGATCAGAATGTAACGAGTGATGATATAGACGAGTTACTTAAAACATTAACTAGTCTCAAGCCTCTATCTTTAAATGTAGATTATACTACTAACCTGAGTTATAATATCGACGATAGTGAGTATGACTTTTCGAGCGTTGACGTCTCTACCGCAATCGAGGAGTTCATATCCATGATGGAGTTAGATGATTCTCCCGATGTGGTGAAATATACACTAGATTTATATGAGAGGTGTAAATGAGATACGTAAAATTTAAGAAATTATCAATAAAAAATTTCTTATCAGTCGGTAGTGAGCCTGTCGTGGTAGAGTTTAGTAAAGGTCTTCATATCATCACCGGTATTAATAAGGATAAGGAAGACCGGCGGAACGGAGTCGGTAAATCTACCGTCGCGGACGCAATCCACTTCGCCGTATTTGGAGATACATTAAGAGAATTAAAAAAGGAATTTATCATCAATAATAAAGTACGTAAGGGTTGCGAGGTTATTTTAGAGTTAGAAGTAAAAAATAAAACATCTACAGATAAAGTAAAGATTACACGCAAGCTAGGACCTACAAAATGTTTTCTCATGATAAACGGAGAAGATAAGACACGTGATTCAATTCCGAACACAACAAAAGTCATACATGATATGCTATCTTGCACATCAGACATTTTTCAGAATTGTGTTATTATGACTGTCAATAATACAATTCCCTTCATGGCTAAGAAGAAGGTCGAGAAGAGGAAGTTTATTGAAGGTATTTTTAATTTACAGGTGTTTGGTGAAATGTTGCTTGGTGTTCGCGCTGATTTAAACCAAGAAAAACAACAACATCAGCTCACAAGAAGTAGATATGAGGAAGTGGAGAGTACAATTAAGACCTTAACAGATCAAAAAGATGAAATAGAAGATCAGAGAGAGAAGAGAGAGTTAAAATTACGAGCCCGTAAAAAGAATAATACGAAAGAAGTTAAGAATATTGATTTGCAGATTAATGAATTAAAAGAAGTAGATATTGATGATATTGATAATCAAATTATTAATCATGAAGCGAATATTGTAAAGTGCGAAGCTTCATTAGATACCTTTAACAAAGAGGTAGCTACGCGAGAAGCTAACATACAGCACTGCCATGCTGAACATAAGAAGATAGGGACTGACGCAGATATATGCCCTACATGCTTAAAGTCTGTTACACATGATGATAGAGATAAAATAAGCACTAGAAAGTCAGCAATTGATTCAGAGATTAAAGATTTTAAAAATGATATTAAAGACCTGAACACGCGCATCAGTACATATGTAAAGCTAAAAACAAAATTAAAAGATACAATTAATCAACAGCGTGATACTATTCTAAAAAGTAAAGATATTAATGCGCATAAGACTAGAAAACAGCAATTAGAAACATGGAATGAAGAAATTGACCAAGATCTGAAGGTGGGTAAAACTAATGCTGCTGGAACGATTGTAAAAGCAATTAAGGATACAGAAGATAAGATAGCTGATATTAAATCGGAAATATCCAGAATTTCGAAAAAGATTGAAATGCTCGAGACAATAAAATTTATTGTATCAGAAGAAGGTGTTAAGTCTTATATTGTTAAGAAGATTTTAAATCTATTTAATTCTAAATTAGCATACTATCTTAAAAGGATGGACGCTAATTGCCAGTGTACATTTAATGAATATTTTGAAGAAGAAATCATAAGTGAGAAAGGGAAGCATTGCTCATATTTTAATTTCTCCGGTGCAGAGAGGAAGAATATCGATCTAGCATGTCTCTTTGCATTTATGGATATTCGCCGAATGCAAGGAGATGTGGCGTATAATATTAGTGTATATGATGAGTTATTTGATTCAAGCTTAGATGAGAAAGGTGTAGAGCTTGTATTGGAGATTTTAAAGGAGCGCGTAGAAAAACATAATGAGTGCATAATGGTGATTAGCCATAGAAAAGAAAGTATTAAAGCCGCCACCGGTGATATTATTTTCTTAGAAAAAGAGAATGGCATTACGAGACGAATAGATTATAATTAATGTAGATATGTTTACACCGTTTTCACCATTTGGCCAGAACCCTTTCACCGGAGGTAAGCCGCAAGCTAAAGGCGATCTTCAGCCTGTGGGTCAAGATCCAGCAACTCCACCGGAGATGCATCTCCCGCGTAGTGTGCAATATTATGCAGATTATAGTGGCTGCGGATTCTGGAGAATGATTTGGCCGGAGCATTTCATAAACGCATATCAAAAAGCTATCATCACCGGTCAAACGACGATGGTTCTAGACCCTCGATTCTATGAAAATGTCAAATGTGTACGGATTCAGCGACAAGCTACTGCAAATCAATTACAGTTTGTTCAAATGCTTAAAGATATCCAAAAGAAGGCCGGGTTCCGTATCGTCTACGAAATTGATGATATTGTATTTAGAGAAGATATCCCAGACTATAATAAATTTAAAACAGCATTTACATCAGATGAGATCCGAAATTCATCGCAGAAAATCATGGAGCTCTGTGACGAGATAACAGTTACAAATCACTTCATGAGAGATTATTATGCAGAGAAGACTGGTAATAAAAATGTAACTGTAATACCTAATTACGCTCCAAGATTTTGGATTGATCAATACTATAGCGAGCAAAAAGTCCGGGATAGATTTAGGAGACATAAAACGCGCCCTCGAATCCTATATGCTGGTAGTGGAGCTCACTTTGATGTAGATAACCGTGTTAAGCATCAAGATGACTTCGAGCATGTATCAGATGCAATAATACGATCGCGTAACGAATTTAAATATGTTTTTATCGGCGCCTTTCCGGCCGCCATTGGACCGTACATACAGAATGGTGAGATGGAATTCCACCAATGGCAACCGCTATATGAGTATCCCAGCCTTGTTGATTCACTTCAGATTAACATGATGATTGCTCCTCTACAAGACAATACTTTTAACAAAGCTAAGAGCGATATTAAGCATCTAGAAGCATGCGCGCTAGGCATTCCTTGCGCACTTCAAAATCTTGTAACATATAAAAACGCCCCGATCAAATTTGATACCGGAGATCAGATGGTAAACTCTATTCGCCGAGTTCTTAATAACAAGAATGATTATCTCCGAGCATCGCGCGATGGAAGACAGGTAGCCAAGGCCCGGTGGTTAGAATCACCAGATAATCTAGGTAAGTATGTTGAATTATTTACATTACCTTACAAACACCCGGACCGGAAATTAATCAACGCTATTCAATGATACAGAGCTGGGAAAATGTAGATAGATTTGAAGAGATAGTTGCAGATTACGCAGGAGCAAAATACGGTATAGCGACGGATAGTTGCACTAATTCGATTTTTCTTTGCTTAAAATACCTCCAGATAAAATCAAGTATTTGTACGGAGATTGATATTGATGTACCAAAGCAGACGTACGTGTCAGTACCGATGTCAGTTAAACATGCTGGTCATAAGATCAATTTTGTTGATGATCACTGGACCGGGACATACAAGTTTAAGCCATTCGATATAACAGATGGAGCAGTCCGGTTTACTCAAGGCATGTACGAAGGAGGATTCCATTGCCTATCTTTTCATATTAAGAAGCATCTACCAATCGGTAGAGGTGGAATGATATTAACAGACGATGCTGATGCTCGAGATTGGTTTAAACAAGCGCGATATGATGGCCGGTCCTCTATATTCTTTAACGATGTAAAGGATATTAAAGTATGTGGCTGGCATATGTATATGACACCGGAGCAGGCCTCTAGAGGCATAGAATTATTTTACAGGCTCCCTAAAGATAACCCGGATCTAGCATGCTGGCAGGATTATAATTACGATTTATCTGAATTTAGTTGCTTTAAGAACTAATATATCATATAATACAACCATATGTATAGGAACGTCGTTTACGATCCAAGCAATCAATCAATGCGATTATTTACTTGGGATGAAGAAGGTAATCGGGTCAGTGCAGACGTGACATATGAGCCTTATTTTTACTATGAAGATCCAAACGGTCGTGATGGTGTATCTTTATTCAATACACCTTTATCAAAAAAGACATTCTCAACATCTTACGAGAGGGGGATCGATACTGGTCAATATGCTCGAAATGGAGTTAGACGTACCAATAATAAGAGAGTATTTGAAAACTTAAAACCGGAAACACAATTTCTAATTGATCAATTTTGGACTGAATATGATAAGCCAGAATTTTCACAGCATCCGTTAAAGATATGGTTTATTGATATAGAAACATATTCACCTGGAGCATTCCCAGAGCCATCAAGAGCGAAAGATCCAATCAACGTAATTACAATATATGACACATTAGAGAAGCATTTTTATTCATGGGGAACTAAACCATATAAAAGTAAAGAAGAGGATGTTACATATACAAGTTGCCGCAACGAACGCGAAATGCTCTTAAAGTTCATCCAGCATATGGAAAAGGATTACCCAGATTTATTGACTGGTTGGAATAGTGACTTTTTTGATATCCCTTACATCGTTAGACGTGTTGGAAAGCAACTAGGTGATGAAGCGATTAATAGATTATCTCCTGCGAACCACCTTCGCGATCCGGTATATTCAAGAATACTACCTGGAGAATTTTATAAAGATAAAGAGAGATTTTATATTAAAGGTCTATCGTGTATTGACTACTTGGATGTATATAAGATTTTTACTCAAGGGTTGAGAGAGTCA